ATCGGCACGGATAATATATCCGAAATACAGGGGAAGATGGGTTAATGGACCAATATCAAAGTTTTATACATAAGAGTCGTTATGCTAGATGGATAGAGGAAGATAAGCGTCGAGAGACGTGGGAAGAGACAGTTCAACGTTACGTTGATTTCTTTAAGGAAAGAGAGCAATTAAACGATGAAGAAGGTCAAGAGATATTTGACGCTATTCAAGCTATGGAGGTTATGCCTTCTATGCGATGCATGATGACAGCAGGGGAAGCCCTTAAACGTGATAACGTTGCAGGCTTTAACTGTAGTTATTTACATATTGATCATCCACGAGCTTTTGACGAGCTTATGTATGTATTAATGTGCGGAACTGGAGTAGGATTTAGTGTTGAGCGTAACTTTATTACTAAACTGCCCGTAGTTGCTGAAACTTTCCACAATACTAATTCGGTAATTGTAGTAAGTGATAGTAAGCTGGGATGGGCGAGTGCGTTTCGTGAGTTGATTGCGTTACTCTATGCGGGCAAATTGCCTAAGTGGGACATGACTCGAGTACGTCCGGCAGGAGCCAGGCTCAAGACTTTTGGCGGAAGAGCAAGCGGACCAGATCCTTTAGAAGATCTATTTAAATTCTGCGTTAGTATTTTTCAGAAGTCTGCAGGACGGAAGTTGACAAGTATTGAGTGCCACGATGTATGTTGTAAGATTGCGGACATTGTAGTAGTAGGCGGTGTACGTCGTTCTGCTCTTATTAGTCTATCGAATCTATCTGACAACCGTATGGCAAAAGCTAAGTCAGGGGCTTGGTGGGAGACTGAAGGACAGCGACGTCTAGCAAACAACTCAGTAGCATATACCGAGAAGCCAGACTTTGAAGCTTTTCTCTCGGAAATGCACACTATGTATGATAGTAAAGCAGGCGAGCGAGGTATATTTAGTCGTGTTGCTGCACAGAAAATAGCAGCGAGAAACGGACGAAGAGACGCTGATCAAGACTTTGGAACTAATCCTTGCTCTGAGATCATTCTACGAAGTAACGAGTTCTGTAATCTTTCAGAAGTAGTAGTAAGAGAAAATGATGATCTTAATAGTCTAAAAAGAAAAGTACGAATAGCAACTATTATTGGCACGCTACAGTCTACTCTTACCGACTTTAGATATCTACGAGTGCGATGGAAGCGTAACACTGAAGAAGAGGCATTGTTGGGTGTAAGTTTAACAGGTATTATGGATCACTATTTATTAAGTAAGGTTTCTCCTGACTTAGAGAAGTGGCTAACAGAAATGAGAGAGGTAGCAGTTGAAACTAATAAAATATGGGCTGAAAAACTTGGAGTTAACCAGTCTGTGGCTATTACGTGCGTTAAGCCTAGCGGTACTGTTTCTCAGCTTGTTGATAGTGCTAGTGGGATTCATCCTCGTTTCTCTAAGCAATACATTAGAAGAGTACGCTCGGACAAGAAGGATCCTCTTGCAGAGTACATGACAAAAGCAGGATTTCCTGTAGAAAAAGATGTAATGAATGATAGTACCGTAGTATTTAGCTTTCCTGTAAAGTCTCCAAGTGGGTCTGTTACAGTAAAACAAGTCGGTGCTATGGAGCAGTTGAAGCTCTGGAAAGCATATCAAGAACACTGGTGTGAGCATAAACCAAGTGTGACGATATATTATACGGATAGTGAGTTCTTGCAGGTCTCTCAGTGGATTTGGGATAATTTCGATATGTGTTCTGGTATTAGTTTGTTGCCTACAAGCGACCACATTTACCAGCAAGCACCTTACGAAGATATCGATGAGGAGGAGTATGATAGGTTAGTGGCAGCAATGCCTAAAGATATAAATTGGGAAAATCTTTCTCAGTTTGAAGAAGAAGATAATACCACAGGATCACAGGAGCTTGCTTGCGTAGGCGGGGCTTGTGAGATAGTATAAAACCACGCTACTGATAATATCACTAGCAAACTTATTTAAATAGGACATTATAATGACTGAAGTAACAGAAAATGCAGTACAAACCATCTCTATGAATGACATAGAGTACAAAGTTGATGAACTTAGTGAAAAAGCGAAGTATCTTGTATCACAGGTACAGGACATGCAAACACAAGCCAATCAAACTCGTGCGAAGCTTGACCAAATTCAAGTAGGTATTACAGGTTTTACAAACCTGCTACAAGAGGAGTTGGAGAACCCAGCCCCTGCTGAAGGTGAAGTAGTTTAAAGAGTAACAAAGTGAAAAGGGACTGAAAAGTCCCTTTTTTATTGCCTTGAAAAACTTACCAAGGTACTCCGCTGGCGCTGCTTGGGACTTTTGCCTCAGTAATTTGCTCTGCAATTCTAGTCTCAGCCGCAGCTATTTCGTCAGTACCTAAACTTGTTTTTACCCACCCAATTACGTCCGCCTCTGTTAAGCTAGCATACGCTATAAAACTTGCATCTGTTGAATCGGGAGTAAAAGGTATTGCACCTCCTACGCTCCCAGAATATTGTATACCGTCTACTGTTTCTGTTTCTGAGGCATTCCAATGGGCCCAGATTACTCCGTCGTTAGTCGTTTCTCTATCTAAATGTACTACATTCCATACTACTGCCATTTTATTTCTCCTTTTTTATTGCTATGCTTGGTTATTGTCTTTATTCTGGTTTTGTAGGCCAGACAACAGTATCCATGGATATATATGTATCTGTTATATCTCGTAAAGCTTGTCTATATGTTGCCCAATCTGAAGACATTGTAACATCACTATTAGCCATCCAATCTGACTCAGATAATTTTAAATTTCTTTCCCCCCTCAAGCTATCGATTTTCATGGCGGCAAACTCAACTGCATCATCTGCTATAGTTAAAAATAAGTCGCCCTTCAGAGGTACTTTTGGATCGCCAGTCAAAGTATAATTATACCTTGAATCGTACTCCGTCTCAGATATTTCGTAAGCATCATACATATCACTACCAAAAGGCTGATCTGTTGAAGTTACAAAAGTTGTTGTGTCTTTTTCGAATAATAAATACATTTTTATACCTTAGTTATTGGGCATGAAGAAGTAATTCTCACATACCACTCACCTGGCCAAGAATTTGCACCGGCCGATTTAGTTACTCTTAATCTAGTATTACTAGGCTTATCTACAGTCCAAGCACCTACACTAGATCCTCCACGATCAGCAGTTCCGTCAACATGCTCTGTTATAGATGTCGTACTGCTATATGTCCAAAAATATTTAACTTTCTTTGCAACAGTATAGTTGGCAGCGTCTGAGTTCCAGTGATTGAATATTGCTTCTACATAAAATATTTGACCTGTAGTCTTGTCGTCAATATCCACTTGAACTACTATGGCAGTAGGTCCGGCGCCAGTGCCTCCAAATACAACTTCATGCCACTTGTTGCCATATGTCATTCCCGAATTAGTAAATCTAATTTCTTCGAAGGAAGAACCACTACTTCCGGTAGTACTAAATCTTAGCTCAGTTTCATCAGTAGTGTGGTTTATAAATCGGGCATTAATGGCTGCTTTTGGTCCTGCGTCATTGGCAAAGTAAAGAACGGCATTAGTATTATCTACAGCACTTAAATTTTGTATAATTAAACTTGCATTATTGTTTGGCCCGACTTGTGACCATAAATCTCCAGCTGAACCTTTGTTACCCGCTATAGAAAGTATTCCGTTATCTGCAGCTGTATGACCTATTGTTACATTACCTGCATTATTAATACTAAAATGAGTCTCTGAACCCTCTTTAATAAAAATGCTGCGGCCAGTTGGATAGACAAGATTTAAATCATTTCCAGCTACTGTTGTGAAAAGACCTCCTGCAGCAGACTTGTATCCTCCTACATTAGTAGTCCACCCATTTGTAGTATCAAACTGTGCCGCAATAGTAGGACCACCTTGAATGTATAAAGTCCTTGTACCCCAAGTTGTTCCCAGTTGAATTCTTGCAGTGTCTCCTAATGTCAAATGACTTCCAGGAAGCTTTACTTGACCGATGCCTCCATCTAGCTCTAACAGGTTTGTTCTACCTGTTGCACTTGTATTACCTACATGGAAACTCATCTTATTCTGTGTAGTTCCACTTCCGTGAGTTGATTTTATGTGATGCTCGTAATTCCCGTCACCTTGATCTTGACGACCAAACATTAGGTAAGATGCCTCTGCATGGTTTGCTGATGCTTTAATTTTAAGTGCACCTTTTATTTCTAATGCTTCATCTGGAGAAGTTGTTCCGATACCGACTTTGCCTGTGAATCCATGTATGAACATTACTTCAGTTGGAGTAGTATTGTTTAATTTCGTCTTAAAAGCAATACTTCCAGCATAGCTGCCAGCGCTTAAAGTCCTGCCGTAGTTTTCTAAGGTGAGCCTTTCAGCTCCTGAGGTGTATTGCACCAATGCGCCATACGTTCCGATTGCTTGAGATGCTAGTTCCAGAGTAGAGGTATAAGGTGACGTTCCTGTTTCGTAAATAATTAGTCTGGAATCTGATGCATCATTGATCTGTAAATTGGATGTAGAATGTGGAGCAGTTACTCCGATACCAACACTGCCACCGTTTGGATTCAGAAGCAAAGGATACTCAGTAGCTAAATTATTTGCATCTTGCGCTTGCAACCATGACCCCCAAGGTGAAGCATTTGAAACACCCATATGAAGTCCGTGAGAAGCATTCGCGGTTTTTGCTCTTAAAGACATCATACCTACAGGCGTACTTCCTGATGTTGCAGGAAGAGCAACTGTCCCACTTACGTGAAAAGGTAAATCTGGGGTACTTGTTCCAATACCAACTTTACCATAGTTTGTATCACCTGTTATTCCTAAGTTGCCTCTATATGCTGATAATACTACAGTTTTATTAGTATTATCAGCAATACGGGACATTAGATTTATTGAAGCAGTAGCGTTCGCAGTATCGTCTGATTGCAATGTAATACCTACGTTAGGAGATGCAGTACTACCCAATATATGAATATTATTCTGTGGGTTATCATAGCCGATACCAAAGTTGCCTGAATTTAACATGGTCATTTTAGTCGCGCCGCTTGATTGGAAGAATATATCTCCTAGGCCGGCCTGAGCATTTATTATAAATCCATGAGAATTACTAGCATAAATCTGGCCGTACATAACGCCTGCTTTTTGGAACTGTAATTCTCCACCAGAGGTCCCATCAATGTCGATACCACCCCAACCACCAGAGTTATAAACATCTAGACCTACTGATGGAGT